GTCACCTATTTGTCCAATCCACGCATCGGCGAAACTCGAACTGCTGGCAGCAGATCCGTTCCCCATGATATTCCTGCGTGAATAATTGCTGGTGTTGGCATTGAAAACAATTCTTACATCTACTGCTGTACTAGAAGATCTCGCAGAAAGTTTCAGGACTAAATCACTATAAGTGGACGGTATGTTTGTGAAGTCAAACGAAGTCGCCCCACCTGCCCCAACGGTCACGCTGGCGATTTTGACATATGTGTTAGCCATTATGCCGCCTTGATTCCGTAGAGGGTGAGAATGCTTCCGCTTTGCAAATTCCCACTTTCATTAGATATCACGATTTGAGAAATAGCCGCCGTGCTACGCCATAGACCAACGTTGGCGTTCACAATTGCGCCGCTATTGTTACCCCTGCCGATGACCGTTTTATTTGTTGTCGTGTTTGCATAATTCTGAACTTGAATAATTGAGTTGCTTTGACTTGTTCCACCACGACCCACCGAGATTCTTGTGTCGTTAGAGCCTCGATTAGAAGCGGCGGATGCACCGCTACCATATAGTTGAGTCCAAGAATAATTGGATGCGGTGTCGGTATTGAAATAAAGTCTGAATGAACCGTCAGCAGCCACAGTTCCGTCAATAACTAGAATGAGATCGGTATATGTTCCGGGAATGCTTGAAAATGTGACGGTTGCTTGTGCACTACCTAGCGTAGTTGTCGCAATCGGCTCATAGGTCTTTGGCATGTTATCCCTTGATTCCGTAAAGATAAAAACGAGAATTGGAGTTGAAATTATCAGAGTTAGCCGTAATCGTGATGCTATTGATTGCTGACGTGCTACGCCATAAACCCGACGAAAAGAAAATTACTCCTGAACCGTTTTGATCTTGTCCACCAAAAGCCCTGACCGTTTTGAACTTGTTGGTATTGTCGTAATCGAGAATATCTATAACATGAACTGCAAACGTGTTCGCTTGCGACGAAGTAACGCTAGAACCATAAAGATTGATCCGTGATTGATTGATGTCTGCCCCAGCAATTGCGCTCGAACCATCTCCGTAAAGATAATGATTAGCGTAGTTTGCAGCGGTGTCGCTATTGAATGTAAGCCAATTGAATGAGCCGGTATTGGTGCTTTTGCTAATCCAGCGAATCTGTAAATGTTGGAAATCCGTCGATATGCCAGAAAAGGTCACGCTACTGTTTGATCCTGTGCCGGATACGGTTGCGATGGATTCGAAATCACCTACCTGCGGCGCGGCTGATCCGATAATCCCTGGGATGAGAAGCATTAGGAAATATCGCCCACCACTAGCCAGGTGTCGGTTCCTACTTTGATGCAAGACGCTGCCGAGTAACGAGCTCGAAGCACCGGCGCGGTTGATGTTGCTCCGGTTGATGTGATCGTGGTCGTGCCTGATGTGACCGCCTTGATGGTGGTCGCACCGGTTCCAAGCTGAGTCACGTTGATGACCGAGCCGATCGGAAATGCGACGCTGGCGTTGGTTGGGATCAGGAAGTCGTTAGCCGTCGATAGGTTCATGCGAACCAGGACGTTTCGGTTGTCAGTTAGGACTGCGGTGTAGGTCGCGGTTCGATCATTGAGCGCGACTTTGGCAAGAGCGTCGTCGATGCCGTTGCCGAGCGTTCGGATAGCCAAAGCGCCGTCTTTGACCAAATCCGTGTTGTCCGGAATGTTGATTCCGAGGATTGACGTGTTTGCCATTAGCTAATAACTCCTGTCGCGTTTTGCCATGTAAGTGTAGCATCTACCGCCGCCCAAGTGAGCGTAGGCGTGACCTGTTCCCAATCCTGCGCTACCGTCCAGAATTCGGTCGGGCTGAGGGTAAGGCTGAGTGAAAGACCCGAGAGCGTCGATCGGAACGTCCAACCCTCGACATAACCGACGAATGAACCGCCATTGATATTCGCTGGAAGGTTTGAAATAGATACCGGCATACCCATAAACACGTTGAGAAGGCTATTGCGGTTTGAGTCGCCTAGTTCTGGATTCTGGAGTGCGAAAGTAATCGAGTCGAACTTCGGTCGTGGCGTGGATCGGAAATTGACGAAGCGTTCGGCGACCGCCTGAGCGTCTGGATCGTCATCGATGAGCGAATTTATCGTCCTGGCATAAAGCCCGTAGGTGTCGATCGAAGTCTGGTCGGTGTAGGTGTAGGACGTGCCGAAATTGTTTTTATAGTTGATGACCAGGTCATTCACGAGATCACCCTGGCGCGTCGTCGAACGGATACCGTCAGCGAGCGCGTCATTGGCGTCGAGGTTGATGTAACCGTTTGCAACCAGATAATCCTGGCGATGGCTGGCGTCTCCGTAAGAAATACGACCTGACGCATCTTCGTAAAGGTATCCGATGCCTGAATTAGCAATATCCGAAACGATGGAGTAAGTGTTGACCGGTGATGCGCTTCGAGCGATCATTTCGTATTCACCGGTATCAATTTCGCCCACGCCTGGTTGCTCAGCATTCGCCCAGGTCGTCGTCGGTTCGTAGTCTGCCCAGGTGAGAGCCGGTGGAACCTCATTCCAATTACCAGCCAAAAGATCGGTCAGAATGACCGCTATCTGTTCGCCGTCGAGGGCTTTGCTTAGTGATCCTTCCCAGACCGCATTGTGAAGCTTTGCCAGGGCTCCGAGAGCATAAATGTCCAAGACCGTGACCGTCGAAGCCGAACCGGATCGCTCCACTCCCACGCTGATGTCTGAGATTCGACCGCCAAAGATGGAAACGAATGTGCCGGTCGTATCGCGCACCTCGATAAGAATCGACGTGTTGACGCCCCAGGTGTAAACCTGATTCGTAAGATTGAGGATGCGAATTGCCGCATAACCGGCTTGCGCCTGAGCATTGACGTCGGTTCGACCTGACGTGATTGAGAAGCCGACTAGGGTGATGCCGGTGATTACGTCGCCGTTAGCCTTGATGCGATATTCGGGAGTCCAGGCGGTCACGTTACGAGGACACCGCCTAAGAAGCCACCGCCGCCACCTGTACCCCGCGATGCGGACTCGGTAAGGACTCGGGCGATTTGGCGAGCGGTTGACTCTGAATCGATGGCTCCGTTCACCGTGATGTTATTGGTTACCGGTGCGACTGCGGAAGCTGCCGGCGCGCTCGCGGTTGGAACCCCACGCTCGATGGCGCGGATGGATGGCGCGGATGGTGCTACCGCACCGCCTGACGGTGCTGCGATGGTTGGAATGTTAGGAAGTAGCGGAACCGCGTTGTAAGCCTTGATCAGCGCGTTGATGCCGATGATGGCAGCTTCGACGGTTGCGGTGATGACCTTTGCCACGGTCGCAATAACCTTGATGACTCCCTCAGCGATGACGCCTAAGCCTTTGAGCGCACCACCTAGCACCTTGCCGATGGTCGGTGCGATGTAAGTCTGGATCAAGTCTGCGAATGCGCTAAACGATTCTCGGTTGTCGCTGATGGCATTTCGAACGCGGTTGAATAGGCTGACCGCGCCTTCGAACGCCGGACGCAAAACCCGAAGCACGATGTCCACCGTCTTTTGGATGTTATCGGCAAGTCCACCAGGCGCACCGAATGATTCGGTAAATCGGTTGATAACCGGCACCACGTTAGCGTTGACGAAATTGATGAGTCTTTCGAGGATTGGGAGCAAAGCGAATCCCACGGATTCTTTGGCTTCGTCGAAACCGACTTTGAGACGATCGAGACGACCCTGGAAAGTGTTAGCGGCTGCGGCTGCCTGACCTTCGAACGTCTGCCCTAGTTTCTGGGTTATTTGGTCGAATGAGAGGGTTGCGACCTCAGCCTTAGATAAACCCACACCCAGACGCGTTAGACCGCCTAGATTGCCTTCCTGGGCTTTTGAGAGGGCTTCTGTGACGGTTTGCAGGCTACGACCTGAACCAGCCGATACGTCGAGCGCGAGAGCTTGAAGCTTTTGAGCCTTTTCGAGATTGCCGGTCGCTCGGACGAGTCGATCAAGGCTTGGTCGAAGCTGATCATCCGCGACACCGGTGGCGAGTGAGGTTTTGAGGATGAAATCTTCGGTGGCTTGAACCTGAGCGTCGGTTGCCTTTGTGACGTTCTCTAGGGTTCGGCGTAGTGACTCCTGCGCCTTCTCATCTTCGATTGCGGCTTTGACTCCATCGACGGCAAGCTTGAC